TTCACAAGGATTAACTGGTTCACAAGGATTAACTGGTTCACAAGGATTAACTGGTTCACAAGGATTAACAGGTTCACAAGGAACAACAGGTTCACAAGGTTCACAAGGATTAACAGGTTCACAAGGATTAACAGGTTCACAAGGTGTGCAAGGTTCACAGGGAACACAAGGCTCGCAGGGAGTGCAAGGAACACAAGGAAGCACCGCAAATTTAACGACAGAATTACTTGCAGGCAACAATATTGTATTAACATACAATTCAACTAATGATACCTTAACAATAGGTGCAGCACAAAGTATACAAGGATTAACAGGTTCACAAGGATTAACTGGTTCACAGGGTATTACTGGTTCACAGGGTATTACTGGTTCACAGGGTATTACTGGTTCACAGGGTATTACTGGTTCACAGGGTATTACTGGTTCACAGGGAACTACAGGTTCACAGGGAACTACAGGTTCACAGGGAACTACAGGTTCACAGGGAACTACAGGTTCACAAGGAACTACAGGTTCACAAGGAACCACAGGTTCACAAGGAACCACAGGTTCACAAGGAACCACAGGTTCACAAGGAACACAAGGAATAACTGGTCCTGTAGCTGGATCCGCCAATCAGGTTGTTTATAAAAATTCAAGCAATATTGCATCCGGCGACAGCAATTTCACATTTGACGGCAACACCCTAAGAGCAAACCAAATAATCGGAGGAATACAGTCAGTATTCACAGGCGTACAAAGTGCCGTAGGCGGAGGATTTCAGAACTCTGCCGCAGGGACAAATAGCAGCGTGGGTGGCGGGCAAAACAATCTAGCACAAAGTCAAATATCATTCATCGGCGGAGGAGCCAATAACGTTGCTGCCGCAAAAGTTAGACGAGCAAATAATATAACAAGTAGCACAAACACCATAACGGTGTTGAGTGCAACAGCCGCAGATTTTGATAATACCACTACTAACGCTTTGCAAATAAGATACTTTTATAACAACACTTGGAATTTAATCACTAGAACAGTTGCTAGTGCCACTCAGAGTTCTAGTAATGTAAATTTAGTTGTAACATCTAATGTTGGGGCTGGTGGTCAAACGTGGAGCCAGGTTAGTGTTGTTAACACAGCAGAAACTGATGGCGCAATCGGGCAAGTAGTTAATGGAATTAGCAACACCGCAAGCAACTCCTACGGCACCGTAGGCGGCGGACAAAGCAACACCGCAAGCGGCGCCTGGAGCACCGTGGGCGGGGGAAATGGCAACACCGCAAGCGGCTTCTACGGCACCATAGGCGGAGGACAAAGCAACGCCGCAAGTGGACTTCGTAGCACCGTGGGTGGGGGACAAAGCAACACCGCAAGCGCCACCTCCAGCACCGTGGGCGGGGGATTTGGCAACGCCGCAAGCAACTTCACTAGCACCGTGGGCGGGGGACTTAACAACACCGCAAGCGGAATTCGTAGCACCGTAGGCGGCGGACAAACCAACACCGCCAGCAACTACAACAGCACCGTGGGCGGGGGATTTGGCAACGCCGCAAGCGGAGGTCGTAGCACCGTGGGCGGGGGACTTGACAACACCGCAAGCAACTCCTACAGCACCATAGGCGGGGGAACTAGCAACACCGCAAGCGGTGAACGCAGCACCGTGGGCGGGGGAAATAGCAATGCAGCAACCGCCTACAGTAGCACCGTGAGCGGGGGATTTGGCAACGTTTCAAGCGGAACCATCGCCGTCGTGGCCGGGGGACGGAGCAACACCGCAAGCGCCGACTACAGCACCGCAATAGGTGGTCGAAATTCATTATCAAATAAATATGGTGAAGTGTCTCACGCTTCGGGAAGATTCTCTGTTGATGGTGATGCCCAGCATAGCATATTAATTGCCAGAAGAAACACCACCGATGCTACAGCCAATCAGGTTCTATTCTTGGACGGTAGTTCAGCAAGACTGACCCTTCCGGCAAGAAGCGCTTGGACATTCACTATAAAGCTTAGTGCTTATAACACCACAAACGGCGAAGGAGGTTGGTGGATATTCAGGGGCGGCATACGACGCAACAATTCCAACGAAACGGCGCTGGTGGGTTCGGTCATTAGCGAAAGCGGTGTCGAAAATAGTCTTAGCACCGCCAGTGCCAGTGTGGTGGCCGACAACACCAATGAGGCATTGGAAATAAGAGTAACAGGGGTTGCTAGTAAAAACATTCGTTGGGTAGCTGTTATAGATATCAGCCAAGTTATAGGCGGATCCGGAGGTGGCATGAGCCTACTGGGATTGTCGTCGCAATTAGATGAAGAATTTACTCCATGAAAAAAATCGCAGTTTGTTTGCAACTCTACCACACAGATCTATGGCCAGAGTTTGAAAAATTGATGTACCCATATCGTGAGCACATAAAACTTTATGTTGCTTTATGCGAGGAAAAAAACTTTGAAGCAATTTCTTATGACGCTATAAGAAACAAATTTATTGAGTTTGATCATCACGTATCTTATCATAAAAACTATGGGGCGGATATAGCTCCGTTTTTACATCAACTTCAATTGTTGAATGAAGATTTTTTTATTAAGATTCACAGCAAAAAAAGTAGATTTGGCAAAAACAATCAAGTCAATTGGAGAGCAATTCTTTTAAATGACTTTTTCGCTTCAAAAGAACTTTTTTTATCCAACATAGAGTCTATTTCCAATCCGGAATGCGGAATGGTTTGTAGCAAACAATTTTTATTGAAAAATCTAGAAGACAACAACTCCGAGAAAATAAAACATTTATGCAAAATGTTGAATATGAATTATGAAGATGTTAAGAACTCAAAATTTGCTGCTGGGACTATGTTCTTGAGCAAAAGCAAAATATTCCAAGACAAATTAAATCACAAATTTTTTAAAATTAATGAATTGTTACAGCAAGAATCTGGAGATATTTCGAGCATAACCACAGGCTCGTACTCTCATTCTTTAGAAAGAATTTTTGGTTACATAATAGAACAAGAAAATCTTAAATTTTGTTTTCCAAAGCATGAAACTATAAAAGTAATAAACAAAGAAGCTCCCAACAAAGAATATTTTAATCTAGTCAAATTGTATAATAATGAGTGTTACATAACCGAAGATCCAAAAATTTTTGGGGAATACTCGGTTAACGAAAATAATCAAGTCATTATAAATTGGAAACATACTCAAAATTCAGGTATTAAAGTTTATGACAGAGTGGGCGATAGTGCTACTATTAAAGCTCAAGTTCACAAAAGTCACAGAACCCTGACTCTGCCAGAAGACTTTGATCCAAAAGAGTATAAGACAATATATGCAGATCTTAGTGGTCTAAATGATGAAGAACTAGTAAATCACTATTTAGATCATGGTATTAAAGAAAAAAGAATTTATAAGATAATAAAAAGAGATTTCGGTCCAAGTCTCTATCCAATTTTTATAAATCACGACTGCAATTTAAGTGGTGCTCCTATATTTTTATATGATTTTGTCACTTATCTAAAAGAAAACAATATAATTAAAAATCCTATAATAGTTGAGCCTTATGAAAACAATAATTTTGACAATTATGAAATAGACAAACTCTACCATCACAACGATCCAAATAGACTACTGGGGCTTGTTCACGAAATCAACCCGGTTTTTATTTACAACAATTCATTAAGCATATATTTTTACAACATAAACAAGTTTAAAGATTATTGGTATAAAACTTATTTTCATTTTCATGAAACGTTATACGACGTAAATAAGAATTCATTAGCTCAGATTAAAGATCAAAAAATCCTAGTAGTTGCGGATAGAATAAAAAAAGAGTTCGAGACCATTGGGTGTACAAATGTTTCAATTTTTCCACCATTTGTTCCTCAAGAAAAAATCTTTCATATTCAAAGTCTATCTTCAAAACCTCAAAAAACAAATAATAAAGTTACAATAGGCATGAGCGGTACGTCGTGCGAAAGAAAAAACCCAAATCTTTTTTATAAGCTAGCCAACGCCTATCCACAGTATGATTTTATATGGATAGGAGGAGAACCAGATTGGGCAGTCTGCGAGTCGAAGCCCTTAGATAACCTAAAACACATTCCCAATACAAAAAATCCTTACTCTTACTTTGCAAATCTTGACTATTTTTTTCTTACGAGTAAAAGAGACCCCTGTCCAATTGTAATTTTAGAAAATTTATTGCTTAACAACAGAGTGATAACTATAAAAAATAATATCTTCTATCAACATAATAAAATTACTTTAAAAGATAACTTAATTGAGATAGAAGAAAACGAAGAAGACAAAATAATTGATGCTTTTGGATCGTTAAATTTATCTAAATACATAAAAAATGATATCGGAGCAAATTATATAAAACAAAATTTTTCTAAACCTAAAATAATTAAAAGTACAAGAGAAAAGAATAATTTTTTAATTTTCAATTTTTACAAAAAAAATAACGACTACAACAATTCACAAATTAAATATTTTGTAAATATAATAAACAATTTTAACATCAACAATAGTTTATCTTACAAAGTTTTTATAAATGTTAATGTTGAAAATGGTTTTGAAAAAAAACTTTCTAAAGAAAAAGAAAAGTTTTTCACGAAGAAATACAAAGAATACTTTGATAGTGTCCTAAATCTAGAAAACATCGAACTATCAGTGAACATGGGTTGGGATTTAAACGGGCTGTTAAGTTGCGTCAATAAAATTTATGCTAATAATAATTTGGAAGAAAATAATCAAAAACTAGCCTATTTGCATAGTAAATCTAACCTTTTATGGAGAGAAGAGTTAAACAAAATTTTTTATTTACGAGAAGATGAAATAGAGCCTTACGACACAGTCATTAACGATAGATTCTGTTTGGAATGCAAAGTCAATGATTTAAACAGAGCTGTGCTAAGAAGCCACAGCGTTTTTGATGATGTTTATGAACAGAGTTTTAAGTTTATAGGTGGCACAATTTTCATAACGAAGTTACACCATATAAAAAAATTATATGACTTAAACAAAGAATTAAAATTAAACTTAACGACAATGTCTACAAAAAATGATTTTTGGGTTAGTTGCATGAAAGATAAAATAATATTCGACGAATACTACAATTACTATTTACACAACATTTACAATGAACCAATCGATTTAGAATCTAAAGAAATTGTAGAAAAAGGACTTGCGCACAATTTTTTAGAATTATACAATAAATTTGGTAAAAAAGGAATTCCTGACTTTCACTTCGAGCATGCTTTGGAAAGATATATAGGTTTTCTAATACTAGAAAACAAAAAGGTATTAACAGTATGAACATTGCCTCAATTGATTGGATAATTGCCGATAATAAGAAAAAACCAATAGGCTCAACAGCAAAAGATCACTACGATTTTTGTGGAGGTAATACTGGTAATTTGGTTCATTTAAATGCTTATGAAAAGGTTTTACATAATCACTCACTTAATAGTTTTCATTTCTCTGATGCTAGATTTATTAATTCTCAAGATTTATTATTAATTAAATGTGCCAATCAGATAGGAAAACATTTTGTTCCTAGCGATTTATTATTTAATTTTATTGAACAAATTAATATTCCAATTATTATGTGTTGTTTGGGTACTCAGCATCACAATTTTAATGATTTAGATATATTGCCACAAAATAACAGATGGCCAGAACTATTAAAAATTATAAGTTCAAAAAGAATATCAGAACACCCGAATATTTCTGTTAGAGGGGAATATTCTCAAAAAGTATTAAACTTTTATGGTATCGAAAGTTCGATTACTGGGTGTGTCAGCACTATGCTTTTTAGGGATAATTTGGGGACACATCTTAAAAACAAATATAATAATAAAAAAATAGCTAATGCATGCGTTGCAGGAAACAATCCTTACAATCAAGCTTCTGCTTGGTTAGAAAAAGAATTAAAGCTTATAACAGAAGAGTATAATGGAGTTCATATAGCTCAATCGCCCTTAATAATTTTTTCGCTTATACATGGAGAAAATGTAGAAATACCTGATAGTATTTCAGCAATATACCAGATGGACAATGAGGATCTGCGCAGATGGTTTGTCAGGTACGGGAGAATGTTTTATAATACAAATGATTGGTCTTCAGTAATGAAATTATATGATCTAGTAATCGGAACAAGATATCACGGAGTTGCTATAGGTTTACAAAATGAAATTATTGGTACAATCTTTACTATAGATAGTCGTACAAAAGAATTGGCAATAACAAACGGAATTAAACATATAGATGTTAATACATTAAAAAACAAAAATCATAAAGAAATATTAGAAATGAGCATGTGGCAAGAAGATGATTATAGTTATTTGGATCAACAAGTTAATTATTGTAAAAATCAGTTCAATTTATTTTTTTCTCAAAATAATGTTATTTTATAAAGAATAATTTATGTCAACACCAATATTTGTTTTAGGTAATCCTAGGTCCGGAACAACTGCTCTAGCCACATGTCTCAAAGAAGTTTTACAGATACAGGGGTACGTCGAGGGACACTTCTTAAAGCACATCAATAGATATAAGGAGACTACAGATGGCATATTTGATAAATTAACATCACACGAAAAACATCAAAGCACGGCAATGGGTAATATAAAAAAAGACGTATTAATGAGCAATCTACTATCTGGATTTAAACATACGTATGAATCATTGTTCGACAATTCCAAAAAATATTGGTTTGATAAAACGCCAGGAAGCATGCCTATCAGTGATATATTGTATATGTGGCCAAATGCTAAATTTATAATGCTAAAACGAAGATCCTTAGAAAATATAAATTCTAGAATTATTAAATGGAAAGATGCGTCCTTTGCGCAGCATTGTCAACAATGGAGCGATATAATGAAAAATTGGTATCATTTAGACAAAAGTATATTAGGTGATAATTTTATAGAAATCGAACACTATGATATTTTATTTAATATAGAGAAAGTAGCACAAGATATCATAAATTTACTACCAGAGTATGCAGAAATAAATAAAAAAATAATTAACTTTTTTTCTACTAATATTGTAAAAGGAGATAAAACACAATGGAGTATAAACCAAAAACCATCAATATTGGATATAGATACTATTAATTGGACCGATGAACAAAAAGAAACTCACAATAAAATATGCTTAGAGGTTCTACATCTCTATAACTATTCTTTCGATAAAAATTATTTTCTATCAACGGGTTGATTTTTGTAAAAATCAGTTCAATTTATTTTTTTCTCAAAATAATGTTATTTTATAGAATTTTTAAGAAACCCAAAATATGTCTACTAAACCGCACCTGAGTATGCGATCCCTGCCGATTGCTTGGGGACAAGGCTTAATGTCTATTCCCGTTATGGTCACGTTCGGGAAATACTCCCTCCACATCAAAAGGCTTCCTCCCGTCTCAACTCCTATTTCAAGCATTTTTTTGGTTGATTGCCTTAAGTCCTTGAAAATATCTTCGTAGACGTTATCCACATAAGAATGGAGAACATTCTTATCGGTGGCATACAAGGAGCATATCTGGGCTAGGGCAAGTTGATCAGTCATTGAATCAACTGATAATTGTGACCGTACCATCTGAATTATATTGAAATTGACCCACGACAGATAATCCAGGCTGTATGGCTTCAGGTTTGATCTCAGCCAAAAGAGCACCTATCTTTCCATGTAATTCAAAAATTTCCTTGGCATCTTCGCCAAGCGACAATGCGATCTCCGCAGGCGATGCGTCAGGATTATCCCAAAAAGATTGCGCTCCTTGGTTGAACGATTGAACCAGCTGAATGAATGTGTTTCTGGTCTGTTGCTTTAGCATGTTTGCAATTCTCTCAGAAGGATTTATTTCTTGATTCGGATTGTTGTCTAAAATTCCCATTTTTACTCCTCTAGTAAGTATTTAACTTATATTAGTTACATCTCGCCATATTTCTGATCCTAGATATTTATTTTTAAGTACCAAGCCTAGTATTTCCATTGCTCTATGAGGCACGGGAGCCACAACAGGTCTTATGGAATGAAGTTCTGGTATTCTGTGTATTCCGAGATCATCTTCCTTTGTGTACTGCTGGACATTCTTAAAATCATGATTGAAAAGGGGCTCATCCAGAAAATTGTATATCTTATTGATTGTTTGTGCAGGGTTTGTTGTTAAGTCGTCCATTTCAACAAAAAGAAGTAATTTGCCGTGTCCTCTAGAGATTGCATCCTTGACGCGGTTGTAGGCCAAGCCCACGGGCTGTTCTTGGGAAGCCCATATATCGCATCTTCCTTCTAGTGTTTGGGCCTTGAAGTATTCAGAACTTTCAAACATCCACTGACTCTGTCCTGTGCTCTTTCGCCAAAGTTGCTCAAAACTTGCAAGTATCTCTGCTACGTCCCTAACTGGAACTATTATTTTGGGCTGCTCGTTTTTTATGAACTGTAGCATCTCTATCAGAGATAGCCAGCCCCGACCCTTATCTATTACAATATCTTTTTCCGTGCCATGATACGAATCAAGTACAGCACGAAGAACGGAACGTAACCTTTCGTAGTCTACGCCTTCCGCTTGGTGCTCAATGAGACGATCCCATTGATTTCGTACGTTAAAAAGAACATCATGACAACCCGATGTTGCAGGAGATACAAAAAACTTGGGATTTTGCGCAAGAATGTTGCACAACAAAGTAGATCCCGATCTTGGCATTCCGCTGATGAAATAATGTCTCTTCACGTTCTAATATAGTGTTGGGGCAACTCTTTAAGACCGCAACGTGCATCATAGACGATCAAGGTGGCCAGAGCAATAAAAATACACATTTTGAAGTCAGCAGCGTAAATAATATGAGGAATAAATCGTGCCTATAGACTATGGAACCAATAATGTAACAACGAGTGGCAGCGTAACGCTTCAAAGACTAACGTTTAGTGATGCGACATTCGTAGAAACTGCTTCGGGGCTTCAGGGAGTTCAAGGAATTCAAGGAAGGCAAGGCACTACAGGAACAACAGGTAGTCAAGGATTAACAGGTAGTCAGGGAACCACTGGTTCACAAGGCATTACTGGTAGTCAAGGAACCACTGGTTCACAAGGCATTACTGGTAGTCAGGGAACCACTGGCATCCAGGGAACCACTGGCATCCAAGGAACCACAGGCATCCAAGGAACCACAGGCATCCAAGGAACCACAGGCATCCAAGGAACTCAAGGCGTCCAAGGGACTACAACTAAAACATTTTGTCAATTTACTAGCGAAGATAATCAACCACCATCCTCAAATTTTGCAACGATTGATACTAGAAATAGTATCTTGGTATTAGATTTTGATGATTCATTAGTTGAATCAAGCGTATTTGTCGGTATCATACCTGATGGTATTTCTTTAGCTAGCGGTATTACGGTTAGGATTGCTTGGATAGCTACTAGTGCTACGTCTGGTAATGTGAGGTGGCGAGTGGAATTTGAAAGAGGCAATACAGATTATGACGCAGACTCCTTCCACACTGCTACAGAGGCAAACTCAACCGCTTCAGCAACGGCAGGCATACCTGTCTATTTAGATATTAGCTCAACCAACATAGACTCTTTATCGGCTGGCGATCTGTTTAGGGTGAGAATTAGCAGAGTTGGCACAGATGCCACAAACGACACCATGGTTGGGGATGCTGAACTGATAGGCATTACTTTAAGGTACAACTGATGAGCTACTCATTCACAGCAGCTTCTTCTCAATACTTGACAGAGGACTATAATTTTTCTGTCAACACGCCAATCACCATGAGCTGCTGGATTAAAATAAGTGCTACTCCAAGCGCCACTCAAAGAATAATGGGTGTTCAAGCCTTTCAGGGCACTAATGGCAGAATGACAATGCTCATTGATACCAGTAGAAGAATTTTAGCAACACATGTCACTAAAACTACTTCGCAAACAGCTACTAGTTTTGCTTCAGTATCAACCAATACATGGACTCACGTTGTGGCCAGATTCGTTTCCGATTCTGCAAGAAACGCATTCGTCAATGGGGCTAGTGGCAGTAACAACAACGCTATTACCGGAGGACAAGATCCATTTACTGTGGTTCAGATAGGCTCATCCAATTATTCTGTTTTTTTTAATGGCTCGATAGCCAATGTGGGTATATGGGAGAGAGTGGTGACTAATCCAGAAATAACCTCCTTAGCAACAGGCATAGCGTGCAATAAGATTATAAACAACAATCTAGTCTTTTATGCTCCACTAATCAGAGATTTGAACGATCTTAAAGGTGGACAAATTACAAACATGAATGGATCTACACAGTCTTCAGATCATCCGAGGATTTATATATGATGAAATTATGCTACAATGTACAAACTTTCGAACTAAAAGAAATAGAACAATCAGTATTAGATGATTGGAACATTAATAATAATCCAAAATCTAGTGTTTGGGCTGTAGCCCCGGAAAAGCCCGGAGACAACTATGTTTGGAATAATGGAGAGTGGCAACAATTAACGACGCCAATTCCAGAATCCATTTCCGCAAGACAGATTAGAATGTGGTTGGTTTTACACAATATTTCTTTAGAAGCAGTCGAACAAGCCATTAATTCTATAGAAGACCCAATACAAAAACAGTTGATCAATATAGAATGGGAGTATGCCCCTTATGTAGAACGGAATCACCCATGGATAAATACATTGGGCTCGATTTTAGGATTAAATTCTCAACAAATAGACGAGGCTTTTATAGAAGCCTCAATTCTTTGAAAAACATCCAAAGTGCTGATATATATGTAGCATATGTTAGTTCAGACAAAAAATGGAAGATATTATCTTCTTTCAAGAAACTCCAGATTTTACATAAAACCTAGCGTGCCAACTCCGCCGGCTCTCTCTCCATCCACATCCGGCTGGACTGGCGACGGCAGTGTGGAGAGCAAACTGGGACGCGCTACGCTCCCGGGCACGGTTTCCGACGCGCACACAATCACAATAAACATCGCCGGTCTGCTCCGCATCACGGCCACGACAAGCGGAGTTGGTGACGGCACTGGCGGATTAATGACGATTGTGGCAGGGGGTGAAACCTACACAGGAAACTCTGGTGGCACTGGCGGATCGTGGAGTGTTAACATCACCAAGACGGTGACTGCCAATCAGACGATCACATTCGCGGCTGAATACCACGATGGTTCTTTCAACAACCTACAAGTGTGGGTAATTCCGGCTGCCGCACCACCCACTCCGACATCGCTTGCCTCGCCGTCGCAGGGCAGTGGAAGCGCGTATCTAACATGGGCTGCACCGGCAAACGACGGCGGCAGTGCAATCACCGACTACGTTGTGCAGTACAGTTCCAACAGCGGATCAACTTGGACTACGGTCAGTCGGTCTGCATCGACCGCGCTGAGCGCCACAATCAACGGCCTGACGAACGGCACCTCGTATCAATTTCGCGTGGCGGGGGTCAACGGCGTGGGCACCGGATCGTATTCCTCCACCACGACAGCCACGCCAACAGCGGGCAACAGTTTCTTAGGTGCTACTTCCGGATCGGGAACAGTTTCTGACCCATATATTCTTAACAACGTAACAGTATCAGCAACCGCATCAGTTACCATACAATGGCAACAAGTAGCAACAGGTCGTTACAACTGCGACTACGGAGATCACGTTACGCTAGAAAGAAGAAATTCGAGTAATGCTCTTATATCTGCAAATGACAGAAGAGACGGCGCGGCGCAAATTTCAAATCCAGTAACTTTAAATACTGGAGACAAACTTGTCACATACAACGACTGCGCAGATGGCTATTACAGAGTTTGGTTTGTATGAACATACCCCCCAAAAGATATTGCGATGTGAATGGTCGTTTTTATTCTGAAGTTCCACCAAACGAAGATTTACCAATATCCAACAATCAGTGCTGTGTCGGTTGGCTAGACCGCGAACAATACGGCGAGTCATGCACGGCTGCTATTTGGTATCCGCCGGGTGGATTCATGGATTGGCATACGAATAGCAACAATCCCGGCAAGCGACTCTATGTGTCATGGAGCGAAACTGGCGATAGCGGAATGAAATGGTACAGGGATGGAGAAGTTATCGACGATCCAGACAAGAAGGGTTGGAACGCAAGAATCTTCGACACGCCTCAGTGGCACATGGTCTACGCAGATTGCTGGCGGTTCAGCATTGGATGGAAGGTATGAAACACAACATTATTGAACTCATGTCTGCGGGACGATGAGAGTGCGGCACTGATGTCGGTCGCATTGAATTATGGGAGATGATGGTCTTCTTATGGTCATAAGTATATCATCGTAGCGGTCTCGCACCTTCCTTAGGTCATATACATCTGACTTGAATCCTTCGGGGATTTGTCTCTTCAGAATATTAGTCCAATGGAAGTCTTGTATATCCTCTATCACTAATATTCCATTTGTGCTGATCTTATTCAAGTACTCTAGGATCACGAATCCCACCAAGTAAAGCCTGTGATCGTTGCCGCTGGCCCCTCCCTACGGCACTTGTCGCCATTTTGGGCATATGCTATTTAATCACATCAAACATGATTTTTCCAATATAATTTATCTCTCTGGTCTCGTTCTTGATTTTTTTAACCATATCCATATCGACGAGATCCTCCATGACCCACCAATCCTCAAAACTGCAATTGTCGTTTGGAGACACATCGTTCACGACTAATTTATACCCAAGGTTTGATAAAAATCTCCTGGATTTATCTCGATAGGTGCCTGATACATCAGCATAATGGTCGTGTTCGTATGTTATGACCCTGAATTTGTATTTTTCAAACGGTATGGCAAGCATAGCCTCAAAAGTATTCTTGGGCGGCTCTATATCAATTTGAAGATAGTCCACTACTTCGCCAAGACCAACAAGTATGGAATCATAATCCACAGCCAAGGCGTCGGCACAAATCACCCTGTTTCCTCTTACTGAATGTTGGTCTGCCAATTCCTTTTTTAATTCTATTCCAAAACCCTTCCATCCCAATTCCTCAAGGAGAGCCGTGTTGCTATTGTGATAGGGGTGTGCCGCCCCTATTTCTAAATACGTTCCATCTCTTTTGCCGTTTAATACGGAGAGCACAAAAAGGTCTTGGCATACTTGGGAGTAGTTTTTACCTATGCTTTCTAAGCCATCAAATTTAAATTTATAAGACTCGTATTTGCTTTTGTCATATTTAACGGAACTTTCCGTTTCATTTCCGCTTCCTATAGAAGATATGTTTTGTTGAACGAGAGAAAAATATCGATTATTCATCACATGACGAAAATTTTCAATTAAGATTCTGAGGATTTCTCTAGACTCATTCGGCTTTCCATACCACCATGATGACACTGCCTTTTGAAACAGCAACATATATTCATGTTCATATTCGGACCCAAACAAGAGATCAGAAGGATTTTTATCAGAAAGATCAAGCCCCAAAGATGCATACAAATAAGAATCCATCCAATTCTTCTTTCTCTCATAAAACTGACTCAGAAGGAAATATGCCTCGGGACTTTTGGGCATAGTTTTCAGTGCTGTTTTCAGAACGTTCTCGCATGTATAATCTCTATCTCCCAATGCAGAATAACAATAATAAAGTCTGATCATACATTCATATACAATTTTAGGATCTGTAGAGAATTCGGCAGCTCTTAAATAAAAGCCACAAGCAGGCGAAAGATGTTTTTGTGTTTCATACCACCGAGCCACGCGTAAATTTTCTTGGGCGCCTAGAGGGTTTTCCAGGTATGATTCAACTTCGTTCAAATTGCCTCCTTCAAAAATAAACTCAACATTTTCTTCGGAAATGAAGCAATGAATGCAGCGTTATCTTGAAACCCAAAAGTTATAATTAAATTTTCATTTTTTTCTGCTATTCCACAACAAAATTCAATCTTACCGCCCATAAAAGAAAAAGAATCAGACACGTCGATTAAATTAAATTTTTGATCCCACAAAACAAATCTATGGAGGTACACAGCATTTTTTCTTCCTGCTTCTGAATTAAAAAGATCAACTTCATGAACTACCGCTAGATATTTGTCACCCAAGGACAACACTTGTGATCCACCCCGAAGATCTTTTGTATGAAATGGCTTGTGATCAGAAAGAAAAACAGTATCGCAAGATCCAGTTTTCATATCGAACTTTACAACCTCGGTCGGGTTGGTCCATTTTACATATGTAAATGGTTGATCTAGAATAGGCATCCAGTTTTTTTCGCAATAACTAGTATCCGGTGGCGGAGCAGGTATTCTTTTTCTTTCAGTCTCAAAAACTTTATTTTTTCTAGAAATTTTGGAAAGTTCCATTCTGCCCTGGCCATTTGTAGTTGTGTCTCTTCTTACCCCGCTTAAATAAATTTCATTATTCCAATTAACAAGTCTTCCGTCTTCAAGACCAACAAACTCCCAAAGAGGTGTCTCATCCAGCAAAGAAGTGTCTATTGTGTTGAATTTAACCACGCCCAGTTTGTCGTCCAAGACGCAGAGCATGTTCTTGGTAAAAAGTCTTTGGTCATTTTCTCCATGAAGATAACAAAGTGGTCCCCAACTATGCTCGTACTTGCCTTGCTCACTGTGGTGGAGGACATAATTGATGTTGCGTAAGTTTACAATAATTTCACCTTCTTTGTTCAGAACAGAAGGATTGCACAAAGAAGGGCCATTAAGATTTTGATGGGGAACAAGAAGTGGCTTGACTATTCCGCCATTTTCTAAAACTTTTCTAGCAAACATACAATAAATGAGTCAAAAAATATCTATTTTGTCAATTCAAAATGATACATATATTTAGATGCAATACGAATCAACAGGAACTATAAGAGTAGTCGGCTGCGCCGGGCTGTCCCTTAAAAAAAACTTTTTAACATTGTTTCTTGTAGGAGATCGTGCGTACATAAGAAAAAAAGCAAGATTGGGCGATATAGAATCTGTAGTCGTCAAGCGAATCCACAGAAAAGAACCACAATTTGTCTCAAGACAGGGCGCTCAACCAAATATCATGTATGTTGACACACATAACAGAATATGGGAAGAAAGCGAATTGTTGTCTGAAGAGGACGCTGTGGATTTGGCGAGAATTTATTGGCAAAATATAGAACAAGAAGGAAGAAGATTGTTTGAAGAAGATGGATGTTTTCCAATACCTCCAGAAGGATGCAGACAAACAGCGTAACCTAGACCGGGAGGTGGATTAGCCTTCTTCTAGACTTTGAAGCGTTGCTTTTCCCCAATCGTGAGATTTATTTGCAACGTAATCTTGTGCCAGAGCAGCATCTTGACAGAGCGAAAAACTCATTTCGCTTGTCATTTCTATATTCTTAAGTTGACAATTTGCAGTTCGCGTTTCGTTTGAATGTGGTATGCACAAGCATATTGGAGGAGGAACAAACAAAAAAAGATCATTCTGCATCCTTACTCGAAACTGATAGTTCATGTCGTCACAACCCCACCCCATGGATATACTCTCATCATATCCATTAACTGAGTAGAAGTGCTCTCGCAAAGCAGCAACTATTCCAGCGCATCCATTATTTCCATGTGCGTCTTCACTACTAAAACTCATGACAATCTTCCTTTCAGTAGAAAACGCTTCATTAATATATTCGCAAAATCCCTCGGGAATTAAAATATCGCAATCTAAATTACATAGCACATCGCCACTAGCCATCTTGTGTGCTATGTTTTTGGCATGGGCGGCAACCCAATATCTCGGTTCAGAAGTTCTATAAAATTTAACCACACTTTGATTTGAAAGATTTTGTTTTGCCCATTCTTTCAATCCATCTGTGCTGTTGTAGTCCAATAAGATAAACTCAACATCAGGATAAGAAGATGCATTTTGTATATTCTTGAGATACGTTTGCTCAAGATGAAAAAGCCTATTCATGCATGTGGTACAAAAAGATATTTTCAAGACTTGAAAAACCCCACAATAGTTGCTCGACAATGGTCGCCTGCGTCGTCATCTACCCGATTAATAGAATGCCAGACGCCTGGGCGGGTGACCACAAGACGATTGGGCTTAGCAGTGATGTAAGTTCCCATTCCATGTAAAGAAAGAAATTTATCTTCTTCTTTATGATCAAGGTGTGGGGCGGGCAAGCTAAAACCTGGGGGTGTTGAGGCAATCATCAATTCTCCACCCCAAGTTGACCCCCATTCCGGGTGTATGTAAAAGATGGCCGCACCTTCATATCCTAGATCATTGTGCCACGACAATTTTGTGCCTCTTGGATAAAGATAAGACCTTAAAGTTAATGTTTTCCAATTTGTAATTATTTGTGGGCTAGCAGCAGCAGCATTTTTCACAAGAAAAAGCATGAGATCCATATAATTATTGAATGGAGCATTTTCTGTCTCGTAGTTTTTGCTTCCAATACAGGAGCCGTCAGTAAGCCTCCAAACTTTCGACCATCCTCCTATGTGCGGCATGGAATAGTCTTCTGCTTGTACTGCTTGCCAAACAGAAAGAAATTGTTCTTGTTCCAGCACATCATCATATACTACAAAATCAGAAGTTTCCGTGGATTTTATCATGCGCACCTTTTCAAATTTATGTTGTTAAGATAGTAATAGTATCTTTCATAAGCGTCTTGAGACTCTTTTACGATGGATTCTCGAACAGAGTCAGAATAATCCGCTACGAAATCTTCATGGCTAACTTTGATGGGATCATTTAATCCCAAATATTCTTCAATTGTACTAAAAGCACGCCCACTCGCAAGATCATCCCATGAAAGAAAAAGGGCGCGCGGAGTTTTGCGAGCCATTTCACAAATCCTTCGAAGTCTAAATCTATAATAATTTGCCGCATAATTCTCAGAGTAGATTTTGCCCTGGGTGGATATTATTGAATTTAAAGATGGTCTGGCTGGCCTTATGACATATATAAATTTACAGAAATTAAAGAACGATTTATGCGACATGCTGGGGTTGTAAAGAAGATGATCGCCATAAATAGCCGAGTTGTCTCTCCGCTTGTGTGGGCTAGAAAACATCCAATTTAATGATTCTGGGCTGTCGTACCTATTTTGCGAATTATAAATAGTACATGCTGGATTGTCATTAATTATACGAACAAGATCATCAGAACCCGATCCCAGATGACTAACTATAAAGCAGACTTTCTTCATAACACTATTATAAGAGTAAAGAAAAGCGAGGTCAGATGCCCTGGTGGGATTTTTATAAACTTTGGACATATCAATTCGAAAAAGGTCCGATCGAAAGAGTGGATAATAGTCAGATTACAGGCGCAGGCATGGTTGTCCCAGATGCCATGCCAGACCTTAGAGGAGACCAATACGGTGCTGGACAATCTCAATTAAGACTCCACGACAGCAATGATTTTATAGATTTATCAACTGTCATGAACAGACAGTCTCGATACAAAGAATACGAAAGGCTCCGAAGCGTTGCGGAAGTCGAAATGGCAATGACCGTCATAAGTGATGAAGCATGCATAGCCGGAGAAACAAGAATATCAACCCTTTTTGATGGACCAAGAACCATAGAGTGGCTTACAGATAGATGGAAAAAAGATCCAAGTCCATTTTTGGTGTACTGCTGGGACTTTGACAAAGAAGACTATACCCTTGGATGGGCATATGAACCTAGGAAGGTAAAGAAATCTAAAACTATTAAAGTTTTGATGGATGATGGCCACACCTTCACAGTAACAACGGATCATCGCATATTAAAACGAGATCAAGAATGGATCGAAGCAGGAGATCTAAAAGAAGGCGATGAATTGATGCCATTCTATAGGCTAGATCCGAATAGAAATTTAACTAAAGCAAAAAATCGTCAATTTCCAAGAATATTCACATTTAACGGATGGAAGCACGAAAGACAATTCATTGACGAATGGAGAGATAAAAGAACCAAGGAAAAATACAAGAAATTAAATGAAGCAAGCAGACTCATTGCGGCAGGAACAACATGCAAATCAGTTGAAAAAATCATGCGACATCCATGGAAGAGTGTGCATAACTGGATAACAAGGGAAGGGTTTAGTGGAAGAGAGCTTAAATGGCTAGGCGAACACGAAGATAAAAGAAAAGTTCTAGGAATATTACCTGGTCCAGAAGTGCAAGTTTATGATTTGAGCGTCAAAGATCATGAAAATTTCTGCACCGATTCAGTTGTCATGCATAACTGCCAGAAAAATGAAGACGGCGATATATTCAAAATTGAATCTGACAACGAAGAAGTTAGAAAAGAATTAGAATTTCTTTGTTTCAACAGAAAAATGCTAAATCTTAATAGAAAAATTTGGCAGATGGTCAAAAAACTCTGCGTATTCGGTGACGGTTTTTATGAACTCATAACAGATCCAACCAATCCCAAAGAAGGAATATTAAAAATTCAAGAACTTCCGGCGGAAAGTATGTACAAGATAGTTACAACCAAAGGAAGAGTTGTCGAATACCAGCAAAGTAGAGAAGGTCCAGACTATCAGGCATTAACAAGAAGTAATGTCACAACAGCCACTGACCAAGAACTTATGCAGTCTACAGCAATTAGATTCGCGCCATCTCAAGTAATTCATATGTTCCTTGGAGAAGATAGAAAAACCTTCTACCCATACGGTCAAAGCCTTATGGAACCAGCAAGAGGTCCAGCACATCAATTGCGACTTATGGAAGACGCAATGATGGTATATCGTCTTACAAGAAGTCCAGAAAGAAGAGTTTTTTACATCGATGTTGGCCAATTGCCGCCATTCAAGGCAGAAGCATTTGTCGAACGAATGAAGGACCAGTTCAGAAAGAAAAAAGTTCAAACAAGAACAGGAACCGGACAGGGAGCAAATGCCGTAGACGAAAGATGGCACGCTCCAGCGGCTGATGAAGATTACTGGATTCCTATCAGACCTAATGCAAACACAAGAATAGACACACTTCCTGGAGCCCAGAATCTAGGAGAGATCGATGATGCACTCTATTTCAGAAATAAACTTTTCACTGCTCTGAACTTTCCAAAGAATTATCTCAGCAATGAAGATGTCGGAGCAACAAGAATCACCTTGTCTGCTCAAGATGCTAGATTCGCAAGAATGATCGAAAGAATACAAGCAACCTTAGAAGATGGAATTTTAGAAGTATGCGAGCGCCACCTTGAAATGCGTGGATTTCCTCAAGAATCATTTGAAGATCTTAAAATACAAATGACTCCTCCTTCAAGTTGGAGAGAATTGAGTGAAGCCGAAGTAATGAACAACAGAATCAGTGCTGTGACGACTCTCAAATCAAGTACTCTGATGAGCGATTTTGATCTTTTAACAAAATATATGAAGATCCCACAGGACGAAGCAGAAAGAATAGTTGCAAGAAACAAGATTCAAAAAATCGAAGATCTCAAGATTCAGATAATAGGTCAAAATCCACAACTACTCGGCGTGGGGACACCAGGACCACAATCTGGCGAGCCTGAGATGGGTACGGAAGCAGGAGGACCGACTCCTAATCTAGAATTGTCTCAAGAACAACCGCAAGAGGAAACTCCAGAAGAACCATCAGAACAACCTGAACAAGAGGAAACCCAATCTAAACCAGAACCACTTCCCGAGCCTTCCGAAGAAGATATTAAAAAATATAACTTAGGAATAGAAGACTATAGCAGAACAATAGATAGTGAAGAAATAGATTGGAGCGAGGAGGGGTAGTTGGATCTCTTCAAAATTAAAAACAAAATATGCGAAATAAGATCATACATCGCATCGGATTGGCCCGGCGTAGAAGAGAGAAAAAGACTATACAAGCAACTAGAAGAACTTGAGAAAGAACTTAAAGCTAAAGAAAAAGAGGAAAACTAAAAACCAACTTTTCTCTTTTCTTCTTTTTCGTGAAAGTTTTCGTCTTCATTATAAATTTCAGCAAGAGTCATAGGAGACTCGGCTTTTCTTGAAGAACCAAGAGACTTTAGAACAAGGTTAGCCTCTTCAGATTTTAAAGGACTAAAGTGATGTTCAACAAGAAGTCTTCCTTTTCTCACAAGGGCTTTATCTATATTTTCTCGATCAATATTAAATGTTGCAACGACCATGATATTCAAGCAGTCGCCTAAAATTCCATCCGTAATATTAAGAATGTTGCTAATAGCCTCATTATCTTGAGATTCTCTACTCCGGAGTACTTTCTCCGCGTCCTCTAATAGAAGCACAGCATTTCTGTGTCTCATTATGAAACTAAGAAAATCCGGATTGGTGAGTTGCTCGGCGGCAGCACTAGAAATATAGATTACTTTCCTAGTGGTTTTGGTTGTAAGATACTTGATAAATGTACTTTTCCCAGTACCAGGATCTCCTGAAAACAGAACAAGTCCATTCTTGTTCTTGCTCAGACATTTTATTACTTTGTCAAATTTCTCAGACGCTGCTTCGCCATAATTTAACTTTAAATCTATTTTCTTCTGCGGGAGTTTAATATCGAACCGTTGAAGGGCGAGCATGCCATCCGAACTACATAAAAGATAAACATTGCTGTGTTTCTTTGGTTCAGGATCTCTTTCTATACAAGATCGAACCTTTTCCATATTTTCCTTTTTTTGGAAAAGTATTTTACACCGATATGCAGACGCCTCTTTCAGATCTTCTTCTTCATCTTCCACGCCATCTTCATACTCCATCACAAAACGACTGACGATACTCTCTCTTCTATAGAAAAAACACAGTACATCTTCAAATTCAAAACAAACTTCCGTGTTGTTCACGGAACGTTCTTCATCAATAAACTTTTCATTTTCACAGGAGAAAATGCGTTTTGCGCCCATTTTCTCAATTTTTTTAATACTGCTTTCGTTTATAGAAAAATTAACTTCATGAATAAAAGGCTGTGCTGCGTACTTGTTACAATAATAATAAAGAAGATTGAAATATACGCCGTAATCGTTGGTGTGAACCTTGCGAGCATAAGGGTTAAAATTTGTTTCCATCACCCTATTTTATAGAACTTCAGCAAAAATGCAACTCCAATAACCGAAAAAAATGGTTCCTGAAGCATACTATACCTATTAGTTATTTCTGTTTCGGTAATTAGAGATCAAAAAAGAAGCCCGGAGCGACTATATAGGTCTATGTGTATGGCTTTCGGGACCAAAAAAGACTAGGAGCATAATAAGATATGAAAAGAAAACTCATCGACTTCGACGCTTTCAGCAAAATCAAGACAGAATCGCTTTCAAGCGTCCAACGCGAACTCGAGGCCGCAGCGCCCCTTCTCGCCAGAACACTCGAACTCGAAGGACTCTCCCTTGATTCCTACGGATCAGAAAGCGCCCTATTTGAAACAGTAGACGGTGACTATGTTCACGCTGATTTTCAAATTAAAAATGGCCATGTTCAGTTCGATAACGTTGAACAACTCGTAATTAACGAAGAAACAGAACACGCAAAAAGCAAAGAAGTCATCTCCCAAATGATTGATTCGCTCATCGAATCAAATAATGCCAAGGCTGACGAACTCTTCGCCGAATGGATGGGTCTCCCAAGAACAAAAAGAATTTTCAACGAAGTCAAGAAAATGCGCGTTGTTCCGATCAGAAAAAAGGTCGGAGGAAAAACAAAGATCGTAGGCTACAAAAAGGCTCGTTGGAATGTCACTCCTCATTCACACGAAAGCGCTGGAAAAACTGCCAAGCGCATGCGTAGTAAGAAAATAAACCAGAAAAAACTACCCGAAGGACTCAGAAAGTTTCTCGCCCAAAGACGCGCCAGAATAAAGAAGACAATCGGAGAATGGCACGTAATCGCAGAAAATGTACTCAGCTACGTTGATCTAAACGAAAATGGTCCAATTGTCGATCAATGCCAAGTTCTAAAGAATGGCGGAGAAATAGTCGGAGTTAGAGTTCCCACTGTGAAACTCAGAAACGAAGCCAAACTCCTCAAATTCAATTGGAAAACTCTCAACACTGATGTTGTCGTTAAGAGAAACGAAAGCAAGAAAATCCACGAAAACAAAGAGTTTAGCAACGAAATTGTCGAACTCAAGCGTTTCAATGCTCTCTCTGACAACAAGGCAACAGAAGAATGCATCGAAAGAATATCAGCTAACTTTCCAAGTGTAATCTATCTCACAGAAGAAGAACTCGCAGGAAAGATCAAAAAAGTTCTCGAATCAGCGAACGCGAGCAACTATGACGATGAGACATGCAGATTCCTAGCGGAAGGCATTCTCCGCACAATCCATGATAACTTCGTGGATCGCGTAAGTAAGATCGTCAAACTCGCGGGCGCCAAAATCAACGAATCCGCAGCAGACAAGTATGCGGAATTCAAGAACACCGTAAATGCCTATTACAAGAGCCTTGACGAATCTTCGGCTCTAGAAATGCAAGCATTCGTCGATGTCTATGAAGCCCTCAGACAAGTTCATGAACTTGCCAAGGAAGAAAACAATGAAGTCGTAGCAGAAGAAACTGCCACGCACCTCGATGAACTACTTCCAATCGTAAAGAATGAATCTGACCTTTCTCTTGAAGTGCTCGCAGAAGCCGCAGAATGGCTCTACGACATCGTAGAAGGAACCATGGGAGAAGAATGGAAGACAAACGAACCAGTCGTAAGCGCCGAAGGAGAACATCCCGAAGTTGCTAAGAAAGGTAAGCACTCACAGTCACCAGCAGATATGGAAGGAAACACACCCGAGCAACACCACACCAGCGACGGAAAAGAAGTTCAAGGCGATGCAGCCAAAGAACTAGCCACCGGTGGATGGAGCAACCTCGGAGGCGAAGGAGTTTATCCAAGTCTCGATAATCCCTACGTGCCAAAAGCAGGAGATTACAAAATCGCCGGCGAAAAAGATGTTGACTCAGACAGTGATCAACTTGCTCAATGGGGCGACAACGAAACTTGGCCAAACCTTCAGAATCCCTACGTAAAAGATTCTGCTGCACCTGAATCCGTCAAAGAATAAACAAGGAGGTATTCGATGGAACTATTGGTAGAACACGACAGGACGCCCGGAGTCGTATACGAAAACAGATTGATCATGGGAGGAGCAAGCGCAATCCTTAACGAAATGGATCTGCACGAGTCTTCCTCACAAGGATCTACTATCGTAAAGTTCCGTGGCAAATTCCAAGAAGCAGATGCAGTTAACAAAAACAAAAGAACATATCCCTTCAGTGTGCTCGATGATAATGTCAAAGCACTCAATGAAGCAATAGAAGGTGGTGGACTCATTGGAGAACTCGACCACCCAACCGATAGCATAGTACACTTCGCCAATGCAAGCCACAAAATAACAAAACTATGGTGGGAAGGCAAAACACTCATGGGCGAAGGAATCATACTTAATACACCCCACGGGAAGATCCTCAAGGCACTCATCAACGACGGAGTCCGAGTTGGTATCAGTAGCCGAGGGGTAGGTAATGGCAAAGTGAACGAAGAAGGAATCCTCGTCATAGGTGAGAGCTACAAACTCATAACTTTCGACGCGGTTGCCGACCCAAGCACAAGCCAAGCTTTCCAAAAGAAGGTGGTTTCAAAGGAAAGCGTAAACCAAACCACAACGTCCGGAGAGACCGCGTTGGTGAAAAATGAATCCAGCAGCATACATACTCTAAGCAAAGAGCTAATTCTTGCTGCAATCGGTGGGATTGTCCAGAAACAAGCTAAAGAAATTAAAGAGAGGTTGAACTAATGGAAAAAATTGTTGAGGCTCTAACAAAGCTGCTCCCAGAAGAAGCAGTCGCTGAAGTAACCGAAGCTGTAAAGTCCGAACTCGAAGGTGCAAAACAAGCCTACGAACAGGAATATAGCAGCAAGCTCGAAGAGGCTTATGCCGAACTCTCGGACGAACTCAAGACCTCCGAAGAGACAGCGTACCAAGGCTACAAAGAAGCCTATGCCATCATCGAAGACCTCCGTGGTCGTCTCGAAACACAACAAAAAGAATTCGAACTAAGCATGGAAGAAGGATACGAAGAAGCCTACCAAATGCTAGTTGCGGAGAAAGGTAAGAACGAAAATCTCGAAGTCGAGATGTACGAACAGTTCAACACCAAACTCCAAGAAATGAAGGAATACATGGTCGACAAAGTTGATCAGTTCCTACAGTACAAAGGTCAAGAAATATACGAAGCCGCAAAAAATGACGTCAGCAACGACCCCAGAACCGCTGAACACAAGGTCGCCCTCGATAAAATCGTCGAATGCGTATCTGAATTCATCGGCGAAGAAGGCGTTAGCAATGTAAACAATACTAAAGTAGAGGAAATCGGAACAAAGCTCGAAGAACTCAAGAGCCAAGTTAAGATCCTCGAAGCTAGAAACATCCGCCTCAGTGCGGAAAATACGAAACTCACCGAAGCCGTCCGTGAAAGCCAAAAGGTAATCACAGAATCGGTCAAGGAAGAGAAGAAAGAAAGAGCAGAAAAAGCGAAGAATGTGCAGGGGAGAGGACGTGCCGTCAACGATTCGGAGATAGTTGCCGAATGGAATGGCAAAAAGACCGAAGAAAAGAACACTAACGTTGACACAACTTTAGTCGAAAGTCTCGATCCTGATCTGCTACGTCAAATGCAGGTCTTAGCAGGAACGAAAAACAACGACTAATTTTACCATCTAGTATAACCAAGGAGAAAATCAAATGCAAGCAAATGCTAAATTTCTAAATGAAGCAAGAGAGCTGGAATCTCGTTGGGCACAGACAGGTTTGCTAGAGAACATAAGCGACAAGTACACACGTTCTTGCACTGCCGTTCTCCTAGAAAACCAGAGGCTCATCAACGAGAGTTCTACTGATTCGGGCGACGTAGCCCAGTTCAAGAGAATCTCGATTCCACTCGTTCGTAGAATCTATCCGCAGCTTATCGCTAACAAGGTAGTCTCGGTTCAGCCACTACTTGGCCCAACCGGTCTAGTGTACTACCTCCGTTTTAGATACGGCAGCAACAAGGGCAGCGTCCGTGGAGCCAACAAGAGTGGCTTCCCAGGCGACGATGCCAACTCGCTCCAGCAGCTCGCCAGTGGCGATGCCAACCTGAGCGTGTACTACTCGCACCAGTTCGTTGAGAACGAGTCGAGCAGTGTTGATGCCGGCGGCACATCGTCAACATTTGTTCTCGAGCACACACCGGTTCTTGCCGGAACAGTGACCGGAACAGTATACGACGGAAACGTAGCCGTCCAGACCTTCGTGGTCTCGGAAAATGGCAGTTTCACGTTCAGCGACATCGGCACTCCTTCCGCTAAGGCAACCGCCGGTACGCTCAACCTCACCACAGGTGAACTTGGCATGACTTGGAACAGTGATCCAGGTCCAAACCGTGTTGTTGTCTCGTATGAGTACAACATGGAATGCAACCAAGATCTCCCCGAAATCAACCTCGTCGTTGAATCGGAAGAGATCGCTGCCAAGACCAGAAAGCTCAAGGCAGTGTGGAGCTACGAGGCCCAACAGGACCTCCGCAGCCAGCACAACCTCGACGCCGAGGCCGAACTCACCGCCGTATTGGCGCAAGAGATCAACCTCGAGATCGACCGTGAAGTTCTCAGCGACCTCCGCAATAATGCGGGCACAGTCGCCTCGTGGGACTTCAATACTGCCCTTGGTGATACCATTAAGGAAAAGTATGAGTCGCTCTACGTCAAGGTCGTAGAAGTCTCGAACGTCGTGCACCGCAAGACGCTTCGTGGCGGATGCAACTGGCTCGTTACCAGCCCAGAAGTTGCCTCGATCTTCGAGACAGCCACCGCTGGTTTCGCTCCGGCTCCTTCGGAAGGTTTCACATCGTCGCTCGGCATCCAGTATGTCGGCACTGTGAACAACCGTTGGAGACTCTATAAGGATCCACTGTTCCCAACCGGACAGATCCTCATGGGTTATAAGGGCGACAGCTATATGGACAGTGGTTACTTCTACTGCCCATACGTGCCACTCACCCAGACCCCAGTGGTACTCGACCCAGAGTCCTTTTGCCCACGCAAGGGAATCCTTACTCGATATGGGAAGAAGTTGCTTAGAGAGGGAGCAAAGTTTTATGCCCGCCTCAGCATAGCCAATTTTGTGATTTAGTTTTACACCGCATTTTTGCGGTCAAAACGAACAAAAACCCTCCGGTCGCAAGACCGGGGGGTTTTTTATTTGTCTGTTGATAAAATTATTGCGTGAACTGCTTCGGGAGGAAGCAAAATTCTATTGCGTGAAACCCGCAATGATGGTACTATATTAAACAGGAGGATAATCATGTACCAAGTTAAATGCCCCGAGTGCGGTCAAGAAAGAATCGTAAAGGCAAAAAAGGACTGGATGAAGGATGGCCTTGTCAAAATCTGCAAGGCGTGCTGCCAGAAAGGCAAGGAAAAGACTCCTGAGTGCAGGGCGAAGCTTTCCGAGTCTTTGAAGGCTCTCCAGACCGAAGAGGTCATTGAGAAGAAGAGCCAGTTCATGAAAGACCATCCCGAAGTCTGGGAGGGCAATCTGGTTTTTGGTCATTCCGCCGGATGGAATAAGGGCGCTGAACTGCCGAAACGATCCGAAGAAACCAAGCAGAAGATATCGGAATCAATGAAGAAAACACTCAAAAACAAGAAGAAAAACAAATGAATATTGAAGAATTTAAAAGCCAATACGAGCAATATGGCTTCCGAGAAAAGATTTCCATCTCATGCAGCACCTCTGGCTGCGAGAATCACACGTTAACAAATAAAGACTCAGCCGTAAGAAACATTAAAAAGCACGGCGCGTTCAAGTGCCGTACGTGCTGCTACACGGAAGAAGGTAGGAAGAAGATATCAGAGACCAATTCCTACAAGCGATCCCCGGAGACCTGCCAGAAGATGGCGGATGCCAAGAAGGCTTTCTACGAGACTGAAAAGGGAAAGGAAGTCAAGAAAAAACTTTCCGAAATCGCCGCCGCAGGACACGCAGTCAATAAATATGAAAATTCCAATAGACAGGGCTGGTTCAGGTCGGCCAAGATGGACAAGTGGATCTTCTTCGGTTCATCCTACGAATTGAGGCTCTGCTGGATTCTTGATCAGGACGACAATGTGGACTTCTTCGAGACCCAGTTGGGATTCAATTGGGAGGGCAGGGGAAGGTGCCTGGACTGCCTGGTCACCTTCAAGGACGGAAGGAAGAAGGCGATAGAGGTAAAGCCTTTGGACAGGGTAGAGGAGTTCAAGGAGCAGATTTCGGACAGCAGGATGTTCTCCGCCAAGAACGGGTGGGATTTTGAAGTTTACACCGAGACGAACTTCGGGATGCCCTACCACCAGATCAGGAACTGGGCGGACGAATATAGGCAGCAACTCACTGGGATTGATTACACGAAACACAGGAAAGAAATGGACAGCAACAAAGCCAAAAAATATTATGACACCCACATCGCCACCGACAAGGTCTCTGTCTTCTGTGAGTATTGCCAGGTGACCCACGAGGCCCTCAGGCTGACTCATGATAAGAACATAACCCGCAACGGCCGGTACATCTGCGAGTGCGAGGGCGGCCACATAGCGGGGAGCAGGCCCAAGAAGAAGAAGGACAACCCCCATGCGACCGATGGGAAGAAGGAGTGCCTCGGGTGCAAGCAGGTCTTGTCCTTCTCAGAATATGGAGCAGATAAGAGCCGTTCGGACGGTCACGCCAGCAAGTGCAAGGAGTGCAGGAGGGCTATTGCGAACGAGAAATATGCCAAGAAGAAGGCTAGTTCTTAATTTTTTTAGGCTGGGCGAGTTTGTATTCCATGCTTGGTATGATATATGGCCTTATTATTTCAAAGAATTGATCTCTGGCTTTAGCATTGAGAACAAGTTTGGTATAATCTTTGTCTCTGTTCTTTCTTCTGTAGGAAAAAGGTTTGGTTCCGTCAACTCCCCATTTTATTTTTAGCCAATCTGAGAGCATTTGTACTTCTTCCATAGAAAAAGACTCGGTAGAGATGAGACATCCATAACTTTTTCTACTGCACGATCCGTCGTCCATATACCAGACCGCAAGGGCTATCGGATGCGTGATCATGGACAGATATTGTTCGGTAACTTTTTTGTGTCCAGATCCATACAAAATTTCATTAATTTCAGACAGTTTTTCTGTAGATATGGTTCTAAATCTTTTTGCTCTGCTTAATTTGTTGTATCCTGGGTTGGGGCATTCTTTGGGTTCACTTCGCACAAATCTCTTGAGAATATCGTATTTCCAATTCACTAATTCTTCTTGTTGGATTGAATGCGATATGCTAAGGCTTGCAAGATTTTTTGACTTTCTAATGCATCCGTCGCCAAGCAGGGTGCCTAGAACCAAATTGAGTTCAACAACATTGAATTTAGTGGTGTTTGTTGCCGTAGTGCATCCGCAATCGGCCATCCCTAATTCTCGAAGCCTATGAGCACCAACGATGAATTCATTGCCGCAATCGCAAATGCAAATGCATCCATATTGACATCCTTTAATTTTTTTGTTGATTAACTCAACAACTTTTATCTTTCCGAATCTCTTTCCAATTAAATCTTTCCTGCAGAAGTCTCTGAATTTCTTACTTGCTTTCATTCCTGCTTCGGAATGAATGTTTTGCAATCTTAAACTTCTGATTTGAGATTCTAAGCAATTTTTATCTCCACAACTAGGATAGATGTCAGATCTTAATCTCCTAGAGACTACATTGATTGATTTTCCACATGAGCAGACACACTCCCAAACCGCTTCTCCGTGACTTCTGACTTTCTTGTTCGTGCGAAAATGTGGTGTTGGATTTAAGTCTGTTTTTTTTATCACCCTCAGAGAGCCAAAGATTTTACCTTCAAGTGTTATAAGCCTGGTAGAATCTTTTTTGCATTTTCCGCATGTTGTCTGTCCTCTTCTCAAGCAATTGTCTAGGATTATTTTTTCTTGCCCACAATCGCAACGACAAAGGTGAACACGCTGGCCGTGTTTGTTCATGCCGGCCTCTTTCAAGACAAGAAGTTTTCCATATCTTTCGCCGAGATTGACTTTGGAGGGAGCCGGCGTGCCTTTGGCACAAAAATGACACTTCTTGTACTTGGAGCCAAAAAAACTAGCGAAGGACGCCAGATTTACTTGACCGCATTTGCATCTGTATTCAAGTGGGGTTTTTACATTTTCATATTGAGTTGACAACAGTTCGCAACCGTGATCAAAGTAATATTGTTTGACAGTTTCAAATGTGAATTTTCGTCTTGATAGTCTAGGCATAAAAATATTGAACAGGTGGATTGGCGACCTTAACTAAACGAGTATCCCCTCAATTAAAATGAGTTCTTATGGGTTCAGCCAACGATAAATATTTAAAGAAAAAGATAGATAAGGCATGAAAACATTCCTTGAGTGGATGGGAAGTGGTTTGTACTACCACGGAGCCAGCCCCCACAATAGAGAGAGCATACGGGCGCAAGGCTTGAGGGCGAGCAATCCCGCAGAAGACGATTCCGACCTTCACGACGAGGGCGAGGAGAGAAGGGGCGTTTGGGTTGCCGAAGAGATAGAGGACGCCATGGAGTGGGGTCAGGATGTATGGGAAGTCGATGCTCGCGGACTTGAGATGGGCGACTTGCCCGGCGTTGATTATTCTTTTATCAAGTCGGATGTTCCTCCAATTCGTATAAGGCTAGTGGTGTCCGGCGGCGAACGGGTCATTTGAAAGTCCTCAAATCAAATGAGTTCCCATGGGCCCGAGGCCAACGAGAAATATGTCAAGAATAGGATAGATAGGGCATGAAGACATTCCTTGAGTGGGTTTTGCGCGAGGACAATCTTGCCCGCACCTATGACACAAGGGCTTTTGCATCTCTGCCTTGGGATTGGAAAGCGATGATGGGGGCGAAGGTCATCCAGCCTCTCTTCTGGTACGCCAAGGGCAATTATGTGGATGGCAAGCCGGAGGTGATGGGGGACTACTCCGCGAGCATAATAACTCTTCCAAACTTGCGATCCATACCGAAGAATGAGTTGTCGGCCAAGAACATCCACACAGGCAACCCGCCCGAAATGAATTCATTTATGTCCTTGCTGCTCAACCCTGAGGCCTGGTACGACGGCAAGATAGATCAGGTTTACGAAGGGATCAAGATGATAGGAAAACGGCCAGAGGACTTTGGGGGAATGGATATTAGACCTGCCTCCCCTCAAATCAAATGAGTTCTTATGGGTTTAGCCAACGAGAAATATGTCAACAAAAACGGCTCCCAAGTTTCCCCGGGAGCCGTTCTCAAAGTTATCTAATAATAATTAGTTAGTTTTTGTTTCCATATCTAATGATATAGTTTAAAACTGTGAATGGTTGCATATTATTGTGAGCAGTTCCACTACCAGTATTATCTATGGTCAGTGCAACAGGTGCAGCGTATATATTAGGTTCTACTAACGAGGCGTCTGTAGCGACTGCCGTGTTTAATCCGTCTGCTTTGATTAGACCCACGGTGTTTCCCACTGCGTTGGATGTGTGAGAGTGACTTGGCATCTCACTGACGTTCAATGCATGAGTTTCTACTCCTGCGGTGGCTCCCATGGCTCTGGCTGTTAGACCCGATCCGGTTCCCTGACCAACGACAACTCTGCCCGATAGGTTTGGCAAATTAAATGTAGTAGTTCCGTTTCCTACGCCGTATGTTGTTCCGATCACAGCGAACAAATCGGGATAATCGCCTCTATAGACTTCTTGACCGAGACAGCTCAGCCATCCTTTCGGGGCGGTACTTGAGCCGTAGGCAACTACTGCTCCGACTGGGACGAATACTGACGATCTTGTTAATAGTTCTGGGAGGATATTATCTTCCCTGACGAGTGAGTTATGTATTTTTCTTCTGATTTCTTCGACTGATCCGTGGCCCGTACCTTCTGTGGTTGTTGCTGGCATGTTTGTCCTCCTTGTTTGGATGCCTTTGTATTTATTTATTATTTGTTTATGATAAATTTGGCGTGCGTCTGTTGAAAAAATATTCCGTACGGTAGGCTGATTGACAAAAAGAAATACGCAAGGAATAGTCCTACATAGGGCATGAATACATTTCACGAATGGCTGAGCGAGCGTGAATGGGTTGAGCAGGCATCTTCGAGCAAGTATTGGGGACCCTACAGTCTTGTGACTGTGGAGGGTGAATTCCTCAAGGTGGAAGCGAATGACTTGGGCCATCTATATGTTCCCATCAGAAACAATGTGACTAACATGGGTGCGGGTCCGATCAATCAGAAATTGAATCCTCCATGGGTAAAGTACTTTGAGTATGTCCGGCAAGATGGTAAGAATATAATTACCTATGCAGAAAATAGGGCTGTTGATTGCGTGCCTTACAGCAGAAGTAACAATGCAGTTTACTTGATCAACAGGAACAAGGATCCGAAGGGGATCGCCATACCGGGGGGTTTTTTTGATAACAAGGAAGACGGATTTGATGCGAACAATCCGCCGAGCCCGACGCAGGTTGCTCCTCGGGCCGCAGCCAGGGAACTGGGGGAGGAGACCGGCGCATCGGTGGACGCCTCTCGTCTCGTCTATGTCGGCGAGTTTGACGCGGGCGGGTCTGACAAGAGGGAGAGGCGTGTAAAGACTTGGGCGTATTTGTACGAGGTTCCCGACGGAGATATCAGGAGTTTCAGATTTGGGGATGATGCGTCTCAGGCCTTGGGCAGCGCTTCCATGGTCAAGAGAGGGTTGAAAGGGTGGTATGCCATGGATGAGTTGCCAGCACTGGCATTTAGTCATCACAATATGATACTAAAATCTGTCATTTCTCATATATAAATCTATCGCTAGGGGGTGTCAATGAAAAGTTATGCGGAATGGCGCAAGGAAAATTTGAATGAGTTTTTTGGTATGTTCAAGCCGAAGGCTTTGCCTCCTGGTGGAGAGGTCGAAAATCTTTTGGCGCAAGCAAATAATAAAAAGTCAGAGCCGAAAGCCTTTTGTCCGTTTTGTAAAAGCAACTCTGCCGTCATGACCAACGACGACGCTTATTATCCCACGCTCGTAAAACTTTGGCATTGCGTCAAGTGCAATAGGGAATGGCACGTGAATGATTCAATAACTCCGGATGCGTTAGATAAAGGCTATGGATTGACCCACTTGCCAAAAGATAAAGTCAGAAGTTTCGCCGCTCCCTTGACGAATAGGCAGATGGAATGCCTATATCTTTCCGGATTAGTTACAGAAGAGCAGATGCAGAATGCCGATATAAATCAAATTGCAAGTCAGATGCAATTTCAACCCACCAGCAAGAAGAAACTAGTTTACCAGTATGTGCAGTCTTCTGAGAACATGCCTCCGATGAGTTATACGGTGGCTCAGCAAAAGATGCCAATAGTGACGAACACTGCGGATGGGAAAGAGACGCAGAATGTAGCAGAAACTAATGATGTAATTATTAGCGGACCGAGTAGAGAGCAATATGTGGTAAAAGCTGCCAAATTCCCAAAACTTTACCAAGGACAGATAGGCGGTCAAGTTCATCCCGAACAAGGACCGAGGAATGTAGCAGTGTATACGGGAAGTCAACCTGTCACATTCACTGCTTCTTGGGGCGAGAGCATGGTGCTTAAGCCTGGGGACTATTTGGTCAAAGAGAACGAGGGCAAATACTACCGAATTGCCAAGCAGGAATACGAAATTACATATAATCCTCCTGGGAAAGTAGGCTGAAATTAAATAAATTTGACATGCATCTGTTAAAAAATATATTCCGTACGGTAGGCTGATTGACAAAAAGAAATACGCGAGGAATATGACAGCCAGTCAGTCGCCCAGGTGACTTTTTGCCTTGCTGGACCACCCCGCATACACCCCCGAGTCAGAAGGCTTGACGAACCTCTTGCTTTTCATGTCATACAAATACAAGAGTCTCGTGTCCTTTATGGCCCCTTGACCCCAGATGCACCCACTGGCAACGTCCCAGTATTCTTGCCAGCCCATCCCCATAAAACCATTACCGGAAACCTCTACACCGGAATAGTCTCTCGCCACATCGGGCCAATTTATCAGCACGCCCTCCCGCAACCTTCCATATCTTTTTTCAAAATCTGAAAGGGATTGTTTGCTGTTTATCACGAAAATTTTGCTGTAGTCAACATTGATTTCGTGGACAAACATTCCTATCCGGTGTGGAATATTCTCAATAAATTCAATCCAAGAGCTCCCTAACGCATACCACAATCCTCCGATCGGCTTCCCGCCTTGATGATGGTCCGCAGAAACTTCTTTGTTGGAAACGGGTAGGGCGATAGGAGGATTTCTGTATTTTGAAAAAACAATTCTCCTTCCCTTCAAGGAAATTTCATGCCCTATCTAGGCCTTCTTCGCATATTTTGTCGTTGGCTGATTGACATATGAGGCAAATGATAAATATTTGGCCAAGAAGGTTTAAATAGAAGCATGAAGAGTTTACTCCTAGGAAAGTCGGCTGATTATTAGATTTTAAATAGGAAGTCTGCCACGAGCTTTCACATCCCTTTTGAAAGGGCAGTCGGTCTAAATCCCTTCCGCACTCACATTAAGAGCGATTTGTGATTTCATAAATAATTGTATGAACTACACAAATCCAATTGAATATACGGTTGATCTCACTCCTGCGTTTACCAATATTGCTACTGAGGGCGGGTTGGACACCAGCGTCTTGAACGGGGTGTCTTTGCAGAGGACCGTCAACATGGTAATGACGATGGACCAACAGGGCAACGTCAAGGTTGTCGGAAGCAGGAAGGACGGCGAGTCCTACGACGACGTGGTTTCTTACGTCTCGGGATGGAAAACTGTCATAGACACGATATGGCTTTATCCGGTTGCGGACATGAATTCGGTCTTGAGGGACTTCAGGGAATCTTCTCCATCCATAGTTGAGGAGGACAAGAAGATAGTTTTCGAGGACATTGACCATCTGTATGACTTTTACAATGAAGTGTCTGAAAGTACTTTTGTCGCCCAGCCCGTGGGGAACGTCGGATATTCATTGGGCGTCGGGACTCGTCTGCGGGATCTCGGGATCACCGTTCACTTGGAGTTGGCGAGTGGCCTTAGGGTCGTGACCTGGCGGCTTGTGGAGCAGTTGACTTCGCAGTCGGATCTTCCGGTTGGTGGCAATTCGCCAGACGGAACCATTGGATTTGTCCTCATTTACTGCGACTGGAATCAGGATGGAGTTCAGGACGCCTTGAATTTGAATCCGGTCAGCCTCGGTTTTTCTAACGCTGACCCCTTGAGGGTGGAGCAGGTCTGAAACATTTAACCTCATTCAACTTTTGTTTTCCAAATTGCTCCTAGAGTCGAGAGGTCTTTGGAGTGGGTAATAAATTCAAATCCTTGTTTTGCTCTATTAAGAAGTTCTTTTGCGAATCCTTGTCTTCTATATTCTGGTCGTGTATATACGTTTGCTATTTGTGCGTTTTTTCCATCTTTAGATACGATTTGTATGGCGCTGACTGGTTCTCCATTTACGTATCTAACGTATCTGAATGATCCGTTTGGCGAGATGAATTTGACGGATCCATCTTTTGCATTTCCGATTTGTTTTTCCGGTCCGATTTGTGGGACTTTTCCTGCTGGTTCGAGTAGGTATTTGAGATCGGGTTCGGATGACTCGATCCATGTTTTGAATGTCATGCTTTATTTATGTATTTTTTATAAGAAGTGTAGATATATTCATGTTTAATTTCAAAGAGTGGATGAATAACCAGTCAGATATAAAGACGAGGCAAATGGGGAATGAATTTGAATTGACTTATCAAGGATCTGATGCGACTGGGTCGTTGTATGCGGAAAAGGACAGTGAAAACCCGGGTATATACAGAGTAACTAGGGTTTGGGCTAAGCCTCAGGGAAAAGGACATGGTAAAAAACTTTACATGGCTGCTCTTGAGTTGGTAACGAAATCGAATGGGGTATTGGCACCGGCAAAAAATAGTACTTCTGACTCTGCGGCGAATATATGGCGATCGTTGTATGGAACTAGTGGTGTTGAAAAAGTTCCTTTGAAACCGAATGATTGGCCTGCGACACCAAGAAACAACTTGATGATGAATAAGTATCCCAATCTTCGTTTTAATGATCCTAGTACTTATCCTCCGAAGACTGACTCTGAATTCTGGACATTCAACTCGGGTTACAAACTCAGAACTAATTCTTTTGAAAGTCCAAAACCTGCTGCGTCAAATCAAAAAACAAATCCTATTGAAGACTTAAGTTTAGAAGAAATTTAACATTTATTCCGATTTTTATTTTTTGTTTTAATTTGGATCATAAATAATATCAGAACCCTTTTGCATGGAGGCAAACTATGGCTGATATAAATGATATCTTATCTAATCTAAATTCCGGTTACGAGCAGGTGACTGATCTCATTCCGGACAAGAGAGTTTTCGTGGACGATTTTGACGTTGCGAAAAATGAATACGACGCATATGTCCCCGGCAATTCTCCGCTTGGAAGCAGATTCATCGCATTAAGTGGCGGCAAGTATCTGTGGGTGGGTATTGATGGCGCATCCGACGAAGGCAACAACGCCAGAAATGTTCGCAGATACAACGCTGATTTTACCTTAGACGAGACTTTTACCGCTCCTATATTTTCAGACGGCAGCAGTGGTTTCGTTAGAGACGCAGTAGAACAATCTGATGGCAAGTTGGTTATTGTTGGGCATTTTACAACCATCAATGGAACATCGGTAGGTAAAATTGCAAGACTGAACGCAAATGGATCGTTGGACTCTACTTTCAACTTTGAAGGCTCCTACGACGACCGTGGGTTTGGTAATCATGCACTTGTATTAAAACTTCTTTCCGATGGAAGTTTCCTGGTGGGAGGAACATTTGCCAATTATAATGATGCATCTGTAAGTAGATTGGTCAAGTTGAATTCTGATGGGTCTTTGAACACAAGTTTTTCTGACACTGTCACTTTAGGTGACGATGTTTTTGCAATTCATGTTTTATCGTCTGGCAAGATTTATGTCGGCGGAAATTTCACAAACAAAGTAATCAAACTCAACAGCGATGGAACCACGGATGATACTTTTGATGTAGGCACTGGTTTTAACAATAGGGTTTCTAGTATTGAGGTAGACTCTAATGGCAAGGTTGTTGTTGGAGGATGGTTCAATGAGTACAATGGTTCGCCTTGCAGTCGTGGAATTGTCAGATTGAATGCCGATGGAACCTTGGACTCCAGTTTTGAGACAGAAGGTGCCGGATTGAACGATACCGAGGGCGTGGTTCAATGCTTGGCTATTCAGTCGGATGGCAAGATAGTCGTTGGCGGTTGGTTTAATGAATATGACGGCAACAGACAAGGCCACATCATCAGATTCAATACGGATGGAACCAAAGACTCTACTTTTGTTACCGGGTATGGTTTTGGTGACGATGGTTCATATGAAGGTCAAAGAGTCCAAGACATACTTTTAGACAACAACAAAATTATTTGTGTTGGAGGCTTGTACAATTATGGCGGCAAGGCACTTTATGGTTTTGCCAAGTTGAGTCAAACAGGATCGCTAGACCCAGAAAGACTCTTCAGATATGTAAGTTTTGGCATAAACGATGGCTATTATGACATGTATGATGATGGAAACTTCATCAACACCAATTTGACTCAACTTTTTGAAGATATATCTGGCTTTGAAGGTGATGGCGTCGGGCGTGTTGAAAGGCTTTTGAGTGTCCCAAATACTCATTCTGCCGCATTGGATGAAAGCGATTTGGAAGATGAGGGTTCGCCCGTTTACGAGCCCGCCATGGATGGACAGGTATCTTCGGGCTCTGGTTATTTCGGCAATGATAGCAGTTACTTCACAAATTATTATCCCGGAATGTATGCCATGGTCGCCACCAATATTGACATTGAAGAATTTTCAATAGTCGGTGATCTAGGGTCGGGCGGCAGCACCGAAAATGACTCAACAATGCTTGTTGTTCACGAAGGTGCAACATACACAGTATTTGTCAAAGTCAGCAGATACGGTAGTGGCGGAGAGAGTAATGAACCATCTGTAAATCACATGATAATTGTTCCCGGAGTTCCAGAGGGTTTAACTCAGACAATCAATGAAGATGGCGATGATTATGACGATCACTGCATCAGAGGATTGGCAGGCAGAAAATCAATCGCTTATCTTGTTGTTGCAAGACAAACAAGCGATTATATTTCTTACGAAGACGCAGAAGCGATTGCAGTCAAGTTCTTGGAGGTAACCGGTGGCATGTCGGGTGTTCAGAGTTATTCTGCCAATGACAGCGGAGCCTATGATCTTTCTCCCACGCCTGTAAAGCAGGTTGGCGAGGGTTCGTTGGACACAGCAATTGTCATGGTGGAAGGCCAAAGAGTGTCCATTCAAAGGGATGGATATTATGAGTTGGTTGATTCAAATGGCAACAGAAAGATTGTATTGGTCAGGGACGGAGAAAGCTGGGACGACGCTCCTGAGTCTCCCGAGGCGACCAACAACCCGAACGGACATCCTACGTTCGGACAGAATGAAACTCCTTCCATATCTGTGCAGGTTATACCAACGGGAAATCCGCTTTCGTCATAAGTTTTAAAAGCCGGTCCTGGGTCGTTTGGCTTGGGACCGGCTTTATTTTTTTATACTTATAAATAGTAGCATGGAAAAGCCAACGGTTCTAATAATGTTCTCAGGTGGACTAGATTCCATAGGTGTATTTTTCAAGTACATTTAACTTTTCTAGCGGCGGGAATAGATATGGGAGCGCGAATTTAGAGCAATATGGCATATAAAACAAAATACAAAAACGACGGAAAAATTTACGTAAAAAAAACCGGGGCGGAATTTCGTATTTTGCGCACAATAGACGCATCTCCAACACCCACACCAACGGCGAGTGCCACACCAACTCCCACGCAGGTTGCATTATTGTTGGAGACTTCGATTGGATCAGATGTTGTGGTTTCTGTTCCCAAACAACAACCTTCTGACATAGGAATATCTTTAAATTTTGACTCTGTTGTTAATTCTGGGGTAACTACTGTAAGTGTGATAAATCCAAACCTAGGCACACCAGACCTCCCAGCCAATTTCGTGGTTGGAGACTCTTTAGCATCTTTTTCGATAAATTCAACTGCGAATTTCTCTGGCGTGGTGGTTATTGATTTTTACCTTCCGGAAGGTATTTCGCAAGAAATTTTTAATTCATGTAGAATATTTCAGGTTTCAAACGGACAAACCACAGACTCAACTGTACTTAACGGTCCAAAAGCACCAGACTTTAGCACAAAAAGAATATCAGCACTCGTGGATGGTTTTAGTGAATTCTATATAATACCAGCAACAAATACAGCCACGCCAACATCAACAGCCACGCCCACGCCCACGCCCACTGCAACGGCAACACCTGCATTGATCGATGTTGGATACACATATAATGTTTTAAATTTAAACTACATAGGCTCAATAAATAATAGTATTTATGGACTATATTACGACTTAGATTCAACGCCAACACCCACGGCAACTGCTACGCCAACACCCACGGCAACTGCTACGCCAACACCCACGGCAACTGCTACGCCAACACCCA